AATGTGGTACCACCATCATACTGACCTAGAGTTGTACCCCACATAGCTCTGCCAAGTGCTACACCAGTATCACTTTCACCACCTTCGACAGTGAAAATATCTATACCTAAAACTGTGACAACATCTAAAGCAGTATGTGCTACTGCTGTTGTACCAGATACACCTCTTGAACAACCTGTATAAAGATACTCATCTCCTGTAGGAACATATTGAGTGTTTATTGGGCCTAAGATGATTTGCTCAGACCCAATCTGTATTAATTCCTTTTCAATAGAATAAGGATTAGAACCAGTTAATATTTCTATTTTAATATCTGTTTCAACATCATCTATAGAATCAATTAATACCCCAAAGTCATCACTAACATCATAAGATGATAGTGAACCATGGATAATCTCATCCTTTATTTTAATATAAACAGAACCTCTTGATGCAGTAAGATCATCAGGCTCACCAGCATAATACTCTGAAGATTGTCTCTTGGTAGGAAATTGGATTGAAGTAACACCAACACCAGGCTTAAAGGCTTTTTTACCTTTTAAAACTGCAGTTCCTTCGATGAAAACATAACCACCAGAACCGCTTACTGGGTCAACTGTTGGTGGGTTCCACGGTCTTGACACTGAATCTAGGTTGTACTCATACTTCAAACCAGTTAGGTTTAAGTAATCCAAAGCATCATCATCTATGACATTTAGGAATTCAAGAGTGAAAGCTGATTCAATTGTTACATTGATTTTACCTTCGGCATCAATGTAACATGCTGAAACATCAAACCCACTGCCTTCAGTCCCATCCCCAGCTTCAATTGCAGATTTGAGGTTCCCACAGATATGTGATGGTGCCGGATTATTAGTATTCTGAGAATCAGGTGTCCAATCAAAGATACCCTCCGATAAAGTTATCAGAGTGTTTGTTGCTGTGTTATAGGGATCAGTCTCACGTATCGAGAATTGTCGAACACCATCTGCAATATGACATATGGTATCAACTTGCATTGAAGAACTTAGTTTCTGACCGAGTTTAGAATCTAACTCAGACAGGGTAGACTTAGCCTTAAATGCATATGTAGCAAGGTTACGTCCAGGAGATAGTGATTCTACATTACCTGACCATAGAACACGTCCAGATGCCGATTTAAGCCAGCATCTACGACCTCTGATGTAATAAGGGTACCCATAACCAGTGTAAGCACCAAAGAAGCCTTGAGCACCAATACCAGCTACAACACCACTAGACCAGCTTTCTACGGTCTCTAATTGAGCTCTTTCTAAGTTATCTAGAGTGGTTTGATCATCTGCGGGGACATAAGTTAAACCATCATAATACATTGCTTCTCGGTTTACCCAAAGGTATCCAGAGGATGGTAAAATAGCTGTGGCATCCCCACTAATAGCAGGTGTAGATCCAATATAATCCATCGTTACTTTAGGTGCTGTTACACCTGGAGCAAAGTTTTCAGTTATAAAGCCATCAATATCAACTAAAGTAAGTGACATACCATCATCATTGATGGTACCCTTTTTCATGTCAAGTTGTTGACTAACCGTGTTAGGTAATGAATTCTGGTCAAGGTAGATATAGGTTAAAGTGTCTTCAAAACCTTCAATAGTCAACTCAAAGGGCTCAAATGATCCGCTATACTCCCTCAAAAAGAATCTATCATAGGACGAATCAACTGCTGTCCCACCAATGTATTCTATCTTGTAGGCACCGTAGAAATATTCAGTATGGAATTCAAGGTAATCTTCATTAGCATCTGGTCTGCTTACTACAAATTCAACACTCGAATCAGTAACAAATGATCCTGAATCATCATTAAATTTATAAACCCTCCAATTGCTAACATATAAAATCTCTGACCATTGAGCATCAGTGGCTTCCCCAGCAATATTTAAACGGAAATGTCCCGGCCCTAATCTATTGGCATGTACTTGTAATTGTATGCTCATTTATGACCTGATAAAATCAATTGATGTTGAGTAAAAACCCGAGTTATTATAACCACCCTCTACAGGAAATACTAAATCTCCCTGGAATGAATAGTTTATTTTTAGTTTATCACCTCTCTGAGATGCAATAATTGGGGTGTCACTATAGAATTCCACATAAGGAGTGTAGTCTTCCATGAACCTTATTTCCACATCCCCTAAAGCAGCAGAATCCCATATGTCACGCATGATATCACATTGAGTTGAGTTAAGCATACTCCAACTTATAGTTCTTGTAGTAGAGTGGCTGTTAAGTTGAGTGTGTGTGGTCCCATTGGCTGTTACTATCTGATTAGTTTTTTTACCATAACCACCATGGTCGTCACTTCTATTACCTTCTTTAATCAGAAGGTTTTTGACGGTACCTGTTGATGTGAAGGAACTTACTGGGGTAGCTGTGAAATCATCTACTCCAAACAAAGCCCACCCACTGGCATCTACAGGGTATACCGTAGTTGCATTAATGTTCTCAAAAACTATCTTAGAGCTGTACTCACTATTATCATCAATAAATAGATCCCCAATTGTAAAGGGGTCTTCAGTAGCAATCCGCTCATTAAGGTGGGTAATCAATTCTTCAGGATAATATGAACCAGAGGTTAATGTCACCGTAAATGTTTGAGCAGCAAAGGTATTCCACCACTTGATTGTGTTATTGGTTGAATCTATCACCACTGGGGCAACTAAAGCATTATAAGTTGGCATGTTACACCCTTCGAAGTGTGAGATTCAAACTATATAGTTTCTTAGTTAGGGTATTCCTTACGAGGATCGACTGTAAGCCATTTATAGACTTACCTGTGAGTACATAGCTGTTCACAAGGCCGTTCGTGTCATACATCGTAATTGTGTGCCCCTCAGCAGCATTTGCATACCACAGTTCCACCCCAAGTTTTTCATCTTGGGTTACAAAGTCGTACATAATATTCTGAGTCGGCAGGTTTGCAAATACAACCTGTTTAACCTGACCCCTGATACCAACACCTTGGTCAGTTATCATCTCACGGCCTTCTTGACCTATTTTATTCAAATAAGGTAACCAAAGTAGCCCAACAGGTCTTCGTGTTGCAATGTGGTTTACTAAAGGTGTATATGTTTTATTGCTATCAAACCCTAATAAATTCCATAAGGTATCACTTGAGGATGATATATCCGCTCCAAAGCTATTAAAAAAATAAGGTAACCAAGGTAAACCAACACCATGCACATAACCATCTGAATTCAAACTTAAAACGACATCCCCGGCAAGTTCTGTGTTCATGGCATCTAAGATGCTATAGATTGTAGGGTATGTGCCTACAGGTATGGCATGAGAACCTATTATAGAATCGGTATAAAAGGTAACATCTGAGTAAGAAAACCCCTCATCTGATAATTCTTGTTCTACGTGAAATTCAATCATGATTGCTCAATTGCTCCCCTGTTAATACGTGGAGCGGATTTACCAGCATGTTCATTTACAAGACCGAGAATGGCTCTTGAAGTGTCAGCACCACCTATAACACCTTGAATAGTGATATAGGTAATGTTTTGCCCTGCTTGTCCTGAAGCATTGCCTACTGGGGATAATGGAGGGGGTGTGCTATCACCTCGACTACCACCTTGAGGTGCTGAGGACGAAACGGAACCTGATCTTGAACCAGACCCACCACCTTTTAGTTTACCTACAGCGGCCCTTAAAGCACCAGCAGCAGCTAATAATAAAACACCACCGACGATTAACCCTGGTCCAGATAACGCCTGTAGGTTCAATAAACCTATACCAGTTGCTATGAATAAAGCACCCATAGTTTGGGCAAAGGTGGCAAACATACCAAGTAAGGTACCTAACATCTTTTTACCAGCACCTGCGGAATCACTAGAAACATTCACGAAGAACTCACCTAGTGCCATAGCAGATTGGGATAACATGTTGTGTATTTGATTTGAAATAACGGCGGACCATTGAGCATTTAATGACTTAGAAGCCTCCAAGGTTTCTTTCTGAATCCTTAGTTTTTCTGCTTTGGCTTCTTCCTCTTGCTCTAGGGTATATGCCCTCACTTGGTCTTCTAGGGATACTATCTGTTCAAGATGCTGGAGTTTAGTATCATTGACGGCTATCAGGTGTTCATTTAAGGAGTTCATGTCCCACGTCATCTGATCCATGGCACGTTGTCTTTTAGCAGCATTACGGGCATCAATTATAGCATCTGCTTTATCCCCTTGAATTTTTTCAGCATCATAGTTTCTTTGTAGCCTAGCTATGTATTCATCATCTAATACTTTTTGCTTGTTTAAATCTTCTGCAAAATTTTTAAGTCTTTTTGCCCTTTCATCCTCTTGCTCTTGTCCACCAGTAATACTAACATCACCGGGGGATGGTCGTGTTGGGCCTTCAAAATCAGGAACATCAGCATCATCATAAAAAGCTAGACCTTTAGCAATCCCAGCCCCCGGAGTTAAAAGTGCAGTTAAGGTTTTAAGGAGAGTACCTGTACGTTTTGTAGCTCTAACTAAACCTCTCTCTAAAACGCCTACACCCCCAGCAGAACTCTTTAAAAATGCTTGCCAGTTTTCGTCCTGATCAATTACAGCACCAATATTAGACTTAAGGTTACCCATTGCGGTGGATAAGGCGTCATATTTGTCAATAGCTAAGTCATCTGAAATATTAGATTTATCACGTACTTTTTTAAGTTCAATTAAACCTAGACGTAATGCCATCTGCCCTCTTTCAGCAGTTAACATCGTTCCATTTATTTTTTCATAGGCTTTGATTTGATTGAGAATATCATTAGTGGTGGCACCTAAAACCTTTTGTAAAGCACCTAAAGCCCCTGTTTCACCAACACGGGTTATCATCCCCATAGTTTCGCCAAAAGACTTACCGAGATCAGCTGCCATAAACCTAGCAGCTTTCATAGACGATGTAACCTCATCTAAACTAAACCCTGCCCTTGCTAATCTATTAGCATAGGAAAGGAGGTCAGTGTCTGTTACAGTACGTTTAGTGGCTTCTCGGAGGGTATCTAACGCTCTTGCAGTATTACCAAAGTTACGTTGAGCTGCTTCACCCAACATTTTATCAGTTGCACCTTCACGGCCAAGATCGGAAATGAATTTCAAAGTTTTCCCAACAGCCTTAAATGCTTGAGCCCCTAATTGAACTTTAGCATAAAGCTCTATCCATTGAGTAGAGGCTTTTTTAGCACCTTCTGCAGATTTATCCCCGGCTTCTTTACCAGTTCTTGCTGCATTCTTTTGGCTTTGGGATGTTTTATCAACAGATTGCTTAAGATCATCAACTGCACCAGTTGCTTTTTGGGTGTCTTTTTTAAGATCTCCTTCACCCTCTAAGCCAATGACTATTTCACCATCTTTTTTTGTCATGCAGTTTATTTCCTATGCAATTATGAAACGATTCTTTTTAATTTTATTCTTTTTCTCTTGCTTCTCAAATTCTTTACGGTCATGGTCATCATTGAGCCTAGAGATAAGATCCATCATATCTGTGTATAGGCTTGGCTGCTCAATCCAAGACCCTGCTTGAAGCATCACACCTTTCCTGTAGTTTCTATATAGGAGAAAGGGGTGTTGATCACATATGGTTGTTACGGGGTTGTTTACTAGGTAGCACCTGACGCACTCAGACATATCAATGGTCTCGCCATCGAGACCATTGATTTTACCAGCTATTCCTTGTGTACATGTACACTTAGGGAGACCTTTTATGCTTGATCTGAATGCTATAGTAAGTTTTTTCTTTGTGCCTCTGTCATGGAGCAACTTGCATGGATTGTACCACCTACCCCGATAAACATATCCAAGGTAAGTCTTTCATCCTCTAACATGATCTTTTCCAGGGTTTCCTCTGAAACGTAACCATTAAGACGGTCTAGTGGTTTACCATCAATTGAGGTAACATGACGCTGAAAGATGTCGAAGAATATATCATAAGGGTTCAGGCTACTAGAGCTAGAGGCCAATACCATAAGCTGTCCTTTATAATGGGACTTCTGCTTTAAGGTAGGCAACTCATACTCAAATGGCATAAGAACCTCACCATCTTTAGGTACTATAAACTGATTATCCAAGGTTTCCATGAACTTCTTGATATCAGAATTTTCATGGTCAAGGTTAGGGTCATTATCACTGTAGGTTATTGCTGTTGCTTTACTCATTGTACACCTCCAAGTGTGTTATTAAACAAGGGTAGGAAATCTACCCTTTGAATATTGAACTTTTACTGGGCACCAAAGATACCGATTGTCCAAGGGCTGACCCCACTAACATCTGATCGGCAAATCTTACAGGTAACTTCCCAAGCTAGGATACCATTGATATCAGATTCAGAAATTTCAAGTATCTGACATACAGGTGCTACTATAACCAAATTATTGGATTCATCGTCGGAAACCTGCAGGTGAACATGGAACTCACCACCTGTGGTTGAGTACAACAGATGGGGGTCGAAGGTCACAGCGGTATCTTGAGGCATGGTAAATTTAATGGTGGGTATCTGCTCTGTAGAGACATAAGCCCCCCTACCATTATCATTTGAACCATCTGTACACTCACTCTGAGTTTGACCATCATCAAATTCCACTGAACTAAATGGGATTGATTCATTATCTACCTTCAGGGAGCATCCTCTGGTCTGCAGGATATTAGATTTAGACTCGATAGCACCTGCACCATCCGCTACTGTGTAATCCGGTGTTGCACTGGTCTTATCATGACGATGACCATCACCAAGGAAACTAAACTTAAAGCTGAAGAAAGAGCCCATATCTTCACCAACAGCACCACCTAAAGTGAAGCTACCCATACAACCTGTAATGATATCTTGGATAACCTTGTTATTTCTGATGTCAGTGTGGGTAAAAACCGATAAAGAACTCATACCATCTACAGCAGGTGTAATGTTAGTGGCTGCATAGACTATACCACCAGATTCAGGTACGTCACTGATTGCATATGCCCACTCTACTGCATCGGTAGTGGTGTTCACGGCATCGAACTGTACAAATTCTACATCGGAACCACCAGATAGGGCTGTAATACCATAAATCCCACCTAGTAGGGCTTCATTGCCACTATCTGTGTAAGTTAGTGATGTAGTAGTACCTGCACCATCAATAGCTAAACCTACAGAGGGTACAATAGAAGCACAAGCAAGTAACCAAGGTCCTATTTCAGCGTTTAATGAAGCTTGTGTATCTACACCAGCGGGGGTATTACTACCCCTAGCAGGGATTGTAAGTTCAACTGTAGGTGCTTGCCTACCAACTTCATTAGGGTCTCTGGCAAGGTCTTCACGTTGGAATTCAGGGTCTATCTGAGCTGTCTCAGAAGCAGCACTGAACTCTTCACATTCAACTTGCTGGTAGGAAGCAGAGCCTATTGCCTCCACACCAAAGGTTGATTCCGTTGCTACAAATACGTTTCTTCGTAAAGTATGCTTGGCCATATTATATTGTCTCCTGCACGTTTAATTGTAAAGTGTAGACCAGCTCCTGGTGAGAATGGCCGCTATATTGAGGAACTCTTTGGGAACTAAGGACGAACACTCCGTTACATCCATTGACCCAAAGGCTTGTCTTCTTAAATATTCTTATAATCTTAGTGTCATCCTCATCCAGGATGAGGTTAAGATAATCATTTTTCATTTTGGTTGGATAAAAGAAATGAAACTCTAGTGGGATTAATCTATAATCCACCGAAGAGTTATTCTCTGTAATATTATCCGGTAAAGATGGCTGTAATTGGTGAAGAAACTTCCTCATAAAGTGGCCACTAAAAAAGCTATCAGCTCTTGAATCATCAATAGTGATGTAGTGGAACTTAGCTTTGGTAAATATCGTGGGTGTAATAGACTCTAAGGCCACTTTAAATGACTCTATTTGTTCTGTAACTACACTCATTATGGCACCAACTTAGGGAAATAGATGTTAGCATCTGTATCAGGTACTAAATCCTGAGCGGTATCTAATGGTAAGTTGGCTAACAGTTTGTCCATAACGTCATTATATTCATCCAAATAGGTCTGAGCAAGGTTCTTGGAATAGTTATCTTGGCTACCGTCGGTTTTTGCGGCCCACAGCATATGGAGAGTACGGTTTTTTAAGGCACTATCAAGTGCAGGTTTATCAGTAACCATACCAGCTGCAAGTCTTGGGCTGTTATTATGGAACATTATTCGAATGTGGTCCTCAGCCCTACGTATATCATCTGTGTAATTGACATTATTTGGGTCGAGTTCAGTATAACTGATGTCCGGGGACATGGTGTCAATATCGGCGGTCGTTACTCCTGGAATCCAAGGGTCAACGAGTATATGGAGGTACATGGTTCTATGCTCTTCAGCACCATCATAGGTAAATATGATATCACAACGGTAACATAAGTTAGGTTCAAAGGTAGAGGTGTCTGATACATCTATGACCCATTTCAATACTTCATCTGTTACATCCCAAGTGCCTGACACGTCCTCTAAGGAGCCTGTGCCATCTGGGGCATAGAAAGATATACTTATGTCCGTCGGTGGACTTGTGAGGTTATTATAGTCCACTACAGGTCTATAATACAGGGACGCTGCTGTTGAACCTGATCTGATTTCAAATGTTTGATTCATTTTTTACCCTAATCCTAGACCACTACCCTTAGAGTTTTTCTAGGGTAGTGGCTGGAGGTGTTAGGCCGAAGCCTAAGTAACTCTCTACAAATAGAGAGTGACGGCTTAATTAGTTGGTTTTGAGTGCAAACTCCTTCAAAACCTTACGAGAAAGCTTTGCCATAGCTTCCCGTTGATATCCAGCGAGCATGATCCAACTTATCAGCTGCTCAGTGCTTGCACCATCAACTTCTAGTTCTTTCCATGGTTGCAGATCATCAGGTTCAGTACCTTTTAAATATATGTGCCCTGATTTGACCAGTTGATCCATGTACTTAATGAAGTTTTTTTGGTCTAGGAGAAGCCGAAGCTCCCCATCATTGAACTTATAAGACTGGCCTCTATAGGATATCTTATGGTTAGGGTTTCTGTGTGTGTATATCCTGTATTTTTTATCTTCAGGTTTCTGGATTCCAGGCAGCTTACCATCCTTGAGTTCCGGTACGCAACCATATGTCTCCATCACACACTCCCTCTGATCATCCGACATCTCCCATTTGTAAGGTTGTTCCTCAACGGTAGGGGTATCTGTCTTCTTGATAGCAGGGCTTTTCTTCTTGGCTGCCACCTTTTTAGGGGCTGTTTTTTTAGTTGCCATCTAACACCTCCCCTTTTTTAACCTGAGATCCAGGCTTCAAAATCAAACAACGGAGTATTATCACCACTCACTGTGGCTTTAATCTGGAAGTATTCATAATCGGAAGTTTCACATCCGATGTAGTAACTACCGGCATCTTCAATCTGTGGAAGAGTTACAACAGTAACCAGAGTTGTACCATTGTATCCTTGAATTATAACATCAAGGGCAGGGGCATCACCGACGGAACCAGCCACAGAAACAGAAGTTACGTTGCAGTTCAGGACACTAGACTGTCGAAGTGGGGCTTTAAAGGTGTCAGAGGTTACAGAACCTGTACCCTGAGCTGTACCAGCCAGTAATAGATCATATTCAACACGGGTTGAACGACTTTGAGCGTTGTTACCAAAAGTGCTTTGGTTATCAAGAGTTCCCATAAGGACTCTCCTTTCATATAAGGTTTATTAGTTCAGGCTAGATTACATAACCTAGCCTGATGATAGCGGTGTCGATTAGGATGCTTTAATACCACGAAGACAAGCAGCCCCATCAGGACGGTGAAGGATTAAAGCACCACGCAGGGACATGTCTTGACGATAGTTGGCATTGTCCGGAGACGGGAACAGAATCTCAGACAGAGTAAGGACTTTTTTAACTGCAAAAGCAGTACCTTCAGTGTCGTCCCAGTTAACGGCCACGATAGAACCACAGTCATCATCATCTCCAACAGTTTCATTAAAGCCAAGTACCTGGGTTTTACCAATTTTTTCAACCGTGTGAATTGGAATTCCACTGAAGAAGTAGACTTTCTTACCAAACTCATCAGGACCATAAGTGATCTGACTCTGATCGTTCATCAAACCTTGAACTTCACGTTGCATAGGCTTGGACATGTATAGGGCATTTGGTCCACCATATACGGCATCAACCAAATCTTGAAGATCTGATTCCTTCAAAACAGCACCAGCAGAGCCAGCACCGTCTGTGTAGAACAAGTTCTGAAGCTCTGTGGCATCGGTCTGAGTGCAAAGTTTGAAGATACCATTGAACTTTTCGCTGTTTGCAGAAGTATCACCATAGAAAAAATCAACGGTAAGCTGGTTAGAGATAGCCTTAGCATGTGAAATCTGCTTCTCTAACATGATATCAGCTAAGTCACGGGGGTCATCTTCCACATTCTCTTGAGCAATTTTGATTGCTGTTTCGAGTTTCTTAGGTGCCACTTCAAATGGTGCTGTACCATTTGTAGAAGAGGGTGCTTTTTGACCGATAGCCGGATAATCAACGTCAGGAAGGGTTACTTCTAACTCCCATTCATAAGTTTTTCTGGCCCCCATGTCAACCATCAACATGTCTTGTATGATAATAGTCTGTGCGGCAAAGATACTTGTAACCGTAGGGGTTTCAGAGTTCTGAGCCATTTGCTGTGCATTATAACGTGTTACTGCCATGATATATCTCCTTATAAGTTATTTGGCAATCTGTTTTCGTAAACGGGCTAGATCTTTTGCTTTTGCAGCTTCCCAATCTAAATTCCCATTACTGTCTACTAAGTTTGTGGTGGGTTTACCACCTGTCGTAGCAACCAGTTTCTTTCCTGGTGGTACGGCTTCCTCAGATGCAAAAAATTCAGGGTAGGTTTCTAAGACTTTTTCAAGTTTCTTATCTAACCCCTCTACTTTTCCATCTTCAATTACTATATCGGATAAGTCCATCTCGGCCATTACCAAGTGTTTGAACTTATCCACTACACCTTTTGCACCCATTTCTTTAGCAAGTGCAGACTCCAAAGTAAGCTTATTCAGGTGAGCATGATGTTCAGCATCCTTGTTATCCAACAAGGTTTTGTAATCATCTCGTTCCTTCTTAGCTTTTTGGCGTTGAGCTTTTGATTTCTCAAACTCACCCTTCCAATAGTCCACGTTGGTTCCGTTGGATTCATCCAACTTAGCCTTCATTGCTGCATTCTCAGCCTTCAGTTCATCTAAGGCAGGATTAGCTGTCTCAGTTTCAGGTGTTACTGTGGCTGGTGGATCAGGGGCTCTGAGGGTTGCAACTTCTCCTATTAGAGCTTCTACCTGTGCCTGTAATGCTTGTTGTTCTTCTTCAGTCATAATACTACCTTTCCCTCATCCGAGGTTCAAGTGTCTTATTAAGGGCAATCCTGCACCTTAATGAAATTAGAATGATACTCGAAGTAAATCCTTACTATTGAATATCGTTAATGTCCTTGTTTTGATTTATTGAAATACTTAATAAAAGTATTTGTAATTGCTTGTATAAGTGGTACGTTATTTAATGTTTTAGGTAGATACCAAAATTCGTACCCATCCTGTCTAAGGTAGTTGATGATTTCCCAATGTGACTGAGGTGCCATCATATAGGCTTTACCACTTGATACTCTCAAATTATATAATCCACGTTTAAGGAAGGTTCTATTCTTTCCCACTAATGGGGTTGAATGACCTTTCTGTTTAATAGTCGAAGGTTTATTTCTCTTCTGAGCACTGTTATCCGGTCTTTTCTGTTTTTCTATGTTACTAATGCTTTCATCAATGATATCATTGCCAGAATCCTTTAAGGTGCTGGTAACAGAATTGGGCAAACCTCTTGCAACATTCTGTAAAACTTCTGAAGCGGTGTTTTTTATTACTCGTAAGCCCATATCTTGATTCCCTGATTAGGGTTATTAAATCATTTACCGTAACGTTATCCATCGGCTTCATGGTCATCTGACCGCATATAGGACATTCCAACCCCTCTAGGTTGATAACATCTGTGGGGTGTACGGATATAGCACCATAACAACACTTCATACAGCAGACCATTGTCTGTTCATACGTAGGTTGTATGTCATCAAATTGCAATAGTTCACCCATCCAGTTATTCCTCAATAGGCTCTGGTTCAGCCTGAATGTTCTTTATAGTTTCCAGCTCTTTTCTAGCATCATCGAGGCTTATACCACGTTCCTCAGCTCTAATCTCTACAGCAGATGTAATACCCATTGCAATTTCTTGGGACTGTAACGCACGTAACTCGGTAGGAGCTATCTCACTTACTGGTGGTTTAAAGGTCGTAATGACTCTTACACCTTCAAGTAGTGGTGCAGATGGATGGTCTACCACGGATGCCATTTCAAACAGCATAGGCATCAGCTTGGACTCTTCTAAACGCTTGAAGTATCTCTGCATCTTCTTGATGAACTTACGAGTTTGGGTGTCTCTATAGTATTGAGCAATTCCAGACTCTGCAACTAAATCGTCAGCCCATGCTTTAGGCAAAAATCTACTCTGCCCAAATAGGTTCAATGTTACCTGCATATCACGGTTATATTGCTCAGTTTGAGGATCAAAATCAACTGAGTGTAAATCTCCTGCACCTGATATAATAGAACTAGCACTCAATCCAATATTATTGGGTATACCCTCCATGTCGGTAACATATGGCACAGGTTCTTTTAGCTTAATCCAATAAGATCGGGCTGTCCGTCTCCAACAGTACCAATATGAAATATCTAATAAATCATAAGGTGCATCAACAAAAATATCACCCCTTTGTGGTATTTCCGATTGGGAAAGCACCATAGGGTATAGGCTCATAGTCTTATATTTATTAAGATCAGCTTGAGTATCTTCATCAACCTCGATAGGGTTATAACCAGAGTCTGCTATCCACACGTTTAACTCATTAGTTTCCCTGTCAAGCTGGTATATCCAATAACCTTGAGCATTAGGTCGTGAAACAAAAGTCTCGGTGTTATCGGCCATAGGAACAGCAATAAATTGAGAAGAGTAGAAGTTTGAAGCGTCTGCTCCTTGTATTAGAGCTGGTAATGAACTTTCAACGACTTCCATTCTAAACTTATTCTCAGGGAAATTAGGAACGCAATGGATGATAGAGCTATTCAATAGATTAGTCCTAGTCTCATTGTGTGGCATCATCTCATAATAACCAACATCAGTGAGTAGTTTGTCGAAAGCACTATAACGAGGGTCATCTAATGGTATTGCTGCATCATTTTCGTCTATTAGGTTGTGTATTGGCTCAGATTCATATGCTTGGCTTAACTCACCTATTACACGTTTAGTGGTCTGGGTTACGAATGAATGTTGTAATAGCCCTGATTTATTGCTTGAATCTTTATATAAGTTGTTGATATGCTGGTCTAAATTAGTTTTAAACTCAGCCCCGCCATCATAAGCTGCCAATAATTCTTCAGTTTTCTTAGCGTAAGCATCATGGCCGGAGCCTCTGGCTTGTGTAATTGACCTTTGAAATGTGTTACTGACTGCCATCTATCTGCCTCTTATTAATGGAATTTAAGTGTCACTTTTTTGTAGGGGTGTTCAGCCACAAGATAATAATCAAGAGCATCACCTGGGTGGTCAACATCAAATCGTTTGTCTTTTGGGTTAGATACCTTTTCCTTAGTTATCTTATCCCCATCTGCAATTTTTGTACGCTCCATTGATTTGATCACGTACACACATTTGGGGTTTATTACCAACTTACCTGTTCTGTACAAACTGTTTACTGCTATGTAACGGTTTCTTAGTCTGTTTTCTTGTTTAGCATGGTCACCAGGACGTACCTTAATTACAAAACCCGGCATCCTACCGAGAACATCCCTGATTAAATCATAATCATGTCGTCTTATTCTGTGGTCGTTTGCATATCCGGATGGATCACCATAAACTCGAATACCTGATTTATGGTCTTTATACTTATTCTGAAATGCCTTACAGAGTGAAGTGGTGTCGGACCCACCTTTTAAGCATATCTCATCTACAACATGTGTCTCACCTCTAACCTCTTGTATGAGGATCAGAGTCATAAAGTAAGCGTTGAAATCAAAAGATAGATTCAAGGGTAAATTCGGCTGATATTCAGCACGTTTATTAACGTGTAGTTTCCTATCAAAACTGTAATAGAACCGACCACCAATACCTGTCCCTGTGTTACCACCAATGTAGACATGTTTCTCATCGTCTGACATCGTAGTAGCTAACATGTCTACATAATCAGATTTGATATTCGTCAAAAAGGTGTTCTCATCTGTAGGAGCATGAATGAATCTGAATCTGCAATCAGGCTTCTCAGGATGAATAAACGTGTCGTCGAGGAATCCAGGCATTTCCTCGGGGTTAGTGGTTAAAAATAATCGGTGCCTAAAATCTGGCCATTCATCTTTTGGGGCTTTACGGAGCCTTGCTAGAATATGTGGCAATATAGTGTGGGCACATTGAGAGGCTTCCTCTATGTGACACCAATGAACCTCAATACTTTTAATTCGTTCAAAGTCTTTTAAAGGACGGAACCATATCTGACTACCATTCTTTAAAGTAAGGATATTAGGCACTTGAGTCCAAGACTTAATATCACTTAATGGTATCAATTCTTCATACTTCTTAATCGTAGTATCCTTGAGCAGTGTAAAAGTTTCAGCTCCTACAAGCCCGATAGACCCTGGGTACGTCTTAGCCAGCGTGTAACCGAGGAGAACACCACCAGTCGTCTTACCAGAGCCATATCCGCCTTGATAGCAGCACACGTCCGTTAACTCATTGTGAGGGCAGTTGAACATCTCTTCTTGCTTGGGCAGTAGGGTATGGATCATAAATCTACCTCACGTGCTGTCACAATTGCAAAAGGTACTTCATCTACTGCATTATCTTCATCTTCACCCGTACGATCTTTCAAGGAACGTAAAGCAATTAGATTCTGAATAAACTTATTAGCTAAAGCTGCATGTTTCGGTTCGTTCGGTTTTGACATCAAAAGTAAAATCCAATTACCCATCATAAGCTCTAGCTCGACATTGGTTAATGGTTCATCTTTTAATTTGAAGCTGTGGAATTCAGGGATTGACCTGATAAATTCTTGGATAGTACTGAACTTTGAACGTTTTTTATTGGCATCAGCACCACGTTGTCTCGACTTTTTAAAAGTCTTCTTATTAGCTGGGTTATGTACTGAGCAATATTTTGACCCCTGACTTGAAGGGTTCTTACATTTTTTTTTAGATTTGGTGACTACACAACATCTTGGTTGTTTAGTTGGTTTTTTCTTTGGCATGTTAGAGTATCCCCGGACATCCAGACGCATTTCTCCCATGCTTAATCGTCCTACTATTCTAAGGATAAGTCAAGTGTTAATCCTCACTTACACATCTTTGCCGAGTGTCTTCACCACTTTGCCATGTTTTTAAGCTATTTTTAATCCAATTGTCTAGTTCCTTTTCGTCGCAAACGAAACAATTCATTTTCTTAGACCACTTAACAACGGTACCTAAATCTGTATTGTGCATGTAGTTGTATAAAGTCCGGCGGCTACGTCCTAACTTTATACAAATGTCCGCTGTACCGATAAGATACCCGTTAATGAAATAACGTTCAATCTTATCGTAGATCACATCATGATCCTCGGACATCATATTACAACCTGCCCGGAGAACTGCTTGGATGTCACTTGGTAAGTCTTTAATTGTCATATTATTGTACCTCTTTAAGTTTTCTGTGTATTTTTATGGCCCGGTCTACTTTGGCTTGTTCTTTTTTATTCAAAGCTTTAGGCTTGGTAGGTGTTGGGGGAGGGTCTGTGGTGAACAGTTTCAGGTTTTTCATTCGGTTGTTGTAAACCAGGGTCTCTATGTCGTTATAGGCTTGGATAAAGCAGCCAGTGAGTAGTGAATCCAACTCTTTTTGTGTTATATAACCACCTTGTACGGCAGCTACGAGGGTTTTTTTGACCCTCAAATCAAATGCTGCACGTTCGCCAATTATCTCGTCTAGGATAGATGCCTTATTAGTTGGGCTAATCACTATGGTTGCTGTCACACCTTTAATCCCTGGGTGGTTGTTACCTGAATACTTGCCGTAAGCATATTCTTTAATTAAATTCCAACTGAGCTTCATTATGCACCTCCTTCATAACATACCTGATAAATAGGCATAATATTGAGTTTTATCAGGTGTTCCTACTAATAATACCATAGCTTCTCAATAATAGGGGTATATGTTATTATAAGTAGTTTAACTACCTATAGGAGAAATAATGTCTAATAAAATAACGTCTAAGGAATGTAATAATTGTTATGATCCAAAAATGCTTCTAAATTGGTTTCCTCCATCAACCCTGATAGGATTGGATGTCATAAAGGTTGACCATGTAGAATTAGATGTAATAAATCCATCTCAAACTCTTCCAACTATGTTAGTGGAACAGGTCAAGGATAATTTTTTTACTGATAAAGATCAACATCTTTGGAATCTATGGTTGGATGACTATGGCTCCCAAATACATCTTTTAAGCTCTGGGAAAGATGAAGTAAGGTGTTATTATAGGATCGAACGTAATGATGGCACATGGTGGCAGTCAGAGCCCTATCATCTACGTTCTGAGATTGATGTTATTGGGTTTATTTCATTGGTATTAACTAAGTATGATGACATTGTAATGGATACCACACCACTCTACACTTAAACTAAAAACCCCACTAGAACTTAATCTAGTGGGGTTTTGCTTTCTTTGGTGTGGGGGGTTATATCTTGCTGTTGATTAGGTTTATCATCGTAGGATCAAGTTCCTGAAAACGCACTATGTAACTCAGCCCCCAAACCTTACGGATAGGTCTTAAATATCCTTTTGCTCTCAACCGATAGATTGCTTTTTCCAAGTTGCCTACAACATAACCGCCCCTGCTACCTGTGTCATAATTGATAATTACGGCCAGCTCCTTATGCGACACAGGTCTCTGAAGCAAGTCTCCATATAAAGTATAGAATGTCAGAATACGTGTTTCCATCGAACCCTGACGAATCAAATGATCTAGGCCACTCCAGCAGCTTCCTGAAACTGGGTCTGCCAGCTCGTCTACAGCAGTTAGTTTAGGTTGTGATTCCCCAAACATTGCTAAAACGGTAGAAGGAAGGTCCCCAACTTCCTTTGAATGGCGTAGTGTGCCGGAAGTTGGGGGTTTATTGGAGGAGATGCTCGGGAGGTTAATCCGAGCGGGTTGGTTAAATTCATTCTTAAACCATTTAGATGTACGCTTTTGTTTGGCAGTAGGTTCAGGTGGGTTTGCCATAAAAGCTTCGTCTATAATGTATGTCCTCTCGGTAGGCTCTGCTGGGGCTGTGAAGCATCCCTTATGCTCTTCATGTTGCTCTACGGCTTGTTTTGGCTCTTTTACCAGCATTGTCATCACCTCGCCAAAGGCTTTAAGAGCTATGTTCAAGTTCTCTTGCTTCTGGGTTTCTAATTTCGTCATCTCTAGTTCCTCCAAGTTACTTTACCAACCATGTAAGTAAATCACCACGATTCACTTCGTTACTACAATGGGTGGTATTATTGGTAAACTATTGTGATTAAATTACTTTTTATAATGAAACTCAACAGATTCAAAGGATATTATAAAGAAAAAGTACTCTGATGATATAATTCAGAGTACTTTTAAGATGATTGGTAAAGGTTTAGGGTTTGTTTGGTAGGGGTTTTAACATTCACCTGTAACAGGGTGGATATTATAATGATGTGTGGTATCATCTTCTACCTTTTCAGGTGTTGGTGTTTCTACTAATTCAAGCTCTTTGTCTTTACTGGTTAGGATTTCTTCTTTATTAATAAGATTCATAATTTCAGAATCTAACCCACCTATCTCTGTAGTAACATGTAACCCTTTGATGATGTAAGCTATCTTACCATTTGGGTTCTTGATATCCCTTTTAAGCTCTTTCACCCAACCACCTTTAATCATATAACCTAAATACTTTTTAATTGTATCAGGCTCTGAGTTTAGAATCTTGGATAACTGTAAAGGTGACCAGTTAATTAAACGTGGTGAGTCTTCACTCGGTGTCCCAAATAAAGTCAGGAAAATCAAAATACGCACATATAATATAGGACCAGCATCTTTCCCAGTTAAGACAGGTATGTTAAACAACATGTTTGCTTGCTCTGGTGTCAGTTTCATTAATCACCCTCTTTAAATAGTCCTATTGACTATATTTTCTTTCATAGGATTTAGCTTCTCTATCCATCTTGGCTGTTATTTCGGCACAAGTTGGTATTTTAGGTTCAAAAATAACTTCTGGTTTCTGAGGCTCTGGCTCATCGTACTTATTAAGTGTAGGGTACAGGGCCAATTCCTCTTCCGCTGTAAACTTCGAACCTTCAATAGGTTTGCTTTCAGGGTATCTGCTGGAGGTATGGTTTATAAGCGGTTCCTTATCTACTCTAGTCAGCCTGGAATCATCTAATGGGTTTATGACCTTCTCATCATCAGCACGTTGGTCGTTATTTTTAACCTCTTGTTTCTCCTCTTTAAGTAATATTGCTTCATTACTCTTCATGATGGAGTTTGTTAATTCTGGGTTGTTGTCCATGATGTCTGCAACAGATTCCCAATAATGTGCTTCTTCTACTTCATTTCTTTTTTGCATTGCATCTCTCCTTGCTTTTCCACCTTAAATATGGTAGAGTTATTAAAGATTGTTTACGCTTCTTTTTTCTTGTTTTTCCTCTGGGTCTGCTAACTCAGAGGATTTTTTTTGTTGTAGTATTACAACTTTTTGCTCAGATTCTCGAATACCCTCTAGGTGTTCTTGTAAATCATCATAGATATATGGACCTTCAAATACTTTGCCCTGTTCAGGTATCACTGCCCACTTAGCATCAGTTTTAAGGTAAACACTTAAAGCCTTCAAAGCAAACCCAATAACAGATTTAGGTTTCCAATCAGGGTTCTTCTCGGTGTATTGTTTCTGCACACCCATGATAAGTGCATGTATAGCTGCCGCTTTTCTTTCATTGATGTCTTTAATCTCAGCTAGTGGGTGGCCTTTGGTGGTGATTGCATTAATGAGCTTCTTATTCCAGAACTCATGAACCCCAGGTCTATCCCAATCAAGTAATCCAGATAATGCTTTACCAGCAACCCCATTAAACCAAGCTATTGGAACATCAGGTAAGTCTTTGTAGGTTATGTTCCTACCCTTGAGTTCCGCAGTGTCTGATAAGTTACAGCAAATCTGGTTAGGATAAGTGAAAGGTTCTAACTCCTCTAAACGCTCATCAGATAAATCTTCTACCTTTTCGATTGCTTGATAGCTGTGTTTATCACCTTTAAAGTTGTAAACCTTTTTCAGTTTGTTCTGCCTGATTAACTGACCCAACATGTTAGAAACTGTTTGTGGGTCTTTGTGTCCGATTAGTTTAGCTAACCCTTTAGGGTACATAACTCGGAAATAGCCATCAGGGTCACGTTGTTGGGCTTCTGTTGGCCCATGCAGCCTATAGAACCACAGAATACGCTCTGAATAAGAACCATTATTAAAAAGGTACTTATGTTCAACTAAGTGGCTGTGGTAATATTCTTCATCATAATTCTTCTTAGCCATAATTAACCACCCATCTTAGAATTCAACAGATCAAGAGTTTTTTCTCCTATAACAGCCATTAAAAATTCATCAAAAGGTACTACTATCTTAGTTCCGTATTTACGTTTCAAACGTCTCTGCCTTATTAGATTCTGTATAGACTCCTTTACCTTTTTCTCTGTCACCTCTTTACCTGTTATATTATAAGACTCCAGAACCACTGTAACTTCTTTGTACTCCCAATAGATAGCCCTACCATTGTCACCTACTGAGCATAATCTATAAAACCAAAGTACTCTTTGCATTAAAGCTCCATCTGCTAACACTAACTGTAAATCCTCTAAGTTCTGTTTCATATTCCTTCTCCTGTTTTATTTTTAATTACAACTCCCAACCTCATTAACCATATCAGCTTTTAAACTGCTTGTCAATCTTTTTTATTATTTTTTATTTGTTATATTAAATAACATTAAATTTTACCGTTCTTACATAGATTATGTAGTGTCCTATATAATCTATGTAGTGTCCTATATAATCTATGTAGTGTCCTATATAATCTATGTAGGGTTACCTCAAATCATATATAATTTATGTACCCTTTATAGTAACACCTGTTTTAACTAATAAGAATACTAAATAAAGACTACTAATCCAAGTGTCCTTCGGACTCTTTTGGGTTTTCTTTGGGTTTTGTGCTGAACGCACTAAGAGTTTTGGGTTTTCCGTTCTTTAATAAATAAAAACCTAATAGGGGTGGAACCATAAACCAAATAATAATATAAAACGGGATAATATAAACCTAACAGGGGGTGGAGAAAATAACCAATAGGATGATATCAAATAGAACTTAACAGGGAAGAAAGGAGAAAACCAATAGGGATAGGATATCTAATAGGGAAGAATACAAAGAGAAGGAGACGGGAATAAACCAATAGGATAATATCAAAGGGAACCTAACAAGGAAAACAGAATGGAGACGGTAAGGATAGCTTAACAAGGAAGAATATAGAGACGGCTCCATCCCTTAATTGATTAATAATAGTCAAAGCCCGCTCGAAATCCAATAACAGATAAACCAACCATCATAAACCTATCAGAATCGACGTAGGTTCAATGGAGAGCCACTTTAAGACTTAAAGGTATGTACTAGGTAGGGTTCACAATTTAAAAGGGCTTAGAACGTCTATTAAGCATTTTGATAAAATAAACTAAATAATAGTTGACATAGATGTTTATTGATGGTAGGGTAGATGTAGAGATTGTTACTGATATTTATAAAGGAGTTAAGATATGACCAGAACTTATGTTGGAGCTAAAGAACTTGCTGAGGTGTTAGGGGTTTCGGCCCAAACGGTTGATAGGTTGACTCGGCAGAAATTGATCCCCTTCATTGAAATCCCTGGATTAGAGCGGAAAATGAAGAGGTACAATATAGAAGCAGTTGCTCAACATCTAATGTTTAGTCCAGATCCAGATAGTGAAGGGGAATAATATGACAGAAGTAATTGACACTTTTAAAGTAATGACTGCCACCCAGGTACCTAGAGGGCTTGAAAAAGATCATTATGATACTGAGCAAGAATTAGAAATCCCTCAGTACATACCATGGCAAATAATAGCCCCCCATGCAGCTCAAGCCAGAAAGAATCACAGCCAGAGCTTAAAAGAGTTAAATTCCAGAGGTGGTTTGAGCCCTCAGGAGTTGCTAGCCGTACTTAACGACACCCCGTACCGTGTGACTAGAGGACGCGACTATCGTGTGATTATGCTTGAGCTTTCAAATCTACTCAAAGGAGAGTAATATGAACACAGAAACCATTCAGGATTACCTATTAGGTGATGACACCCAAGTAAAACAGGGAACTTTATCAGGAAATTTGGTTGAGTTGGCCGCTAGATCAGTAGAGTTCTGTTTGGGTGATGAGGATCAATTCGCAGCGGAACAAGTCATTCGGTGGGACAGTTTGTGTTATGCCGAAGTGCTTCCTGTTGAATTCAAAGGTCGTTTGAGAGAAGCTATCATAGAGGCTCGGTTGGGTGCTTTTAATATGGAAAAAGAGAACTAATGTCGTATAAAACCGCCGCAAATAACAATCCGCCAGTTAACCCTCTCCAGATCGTCGAAAGACCGACGGTCTGGGTTTTGTACCACTTACTACTAGACAGCAGCCGTAAGGCTTGTCTAGCAGCTGAGATTACAGATTTAGGTTATGTAATCCGAGACAATAATAGTGTAATTGCTATTATTAGAGGCACCCCCGAGGAAATAAAGAAGTTTATGATGCTCTATTACCTTAATGGTCTTGGAGCAGATGATCCCGATGCGGCCTGTTTGTGGTGCAATTATTTGTCATTTTATGGGGGGTTGCAGTGGAAATATATATCTAAACATGCACATATAAATAAAATAACTATGATACAATTAAGGCTCGGACGTTCTGTTCACCCTAAGACTAAAAAGAAAATGATGGATTTCGTAACAGCTTTTTTAAACAGGGCACCCTAGTCCGGTTTTTATTCGGTAATCGTTTAATAATTCATATATAGTGTAGTGTAAGTTACCCACCACTTCATATTCAAGGAGAAAACATTATGAATAAATACCGAATCCAAACCCATCATCTGAAACCACATACAAAGAAAAATATAATACAGTTCATAGGCTTAGGGGATCTGCATATAGGATCAAACACCTGTGACATGGAAATGATTAAGTCTGTTGTCAAACGGTGTCTACGTAGAAAGATATATGTTATTGGGATGGGTGACTACATGGAAATGGCCACTAAAACAAGTCCAGGGAATAGCCTTGGAACCCAAAAAACACCACCACGTGGCCAGATAGATCAGGTAATTGAGTTATTTAAACCATTGCAAGAACGTGGGTTTCTGCTTGGGATGCATTCCGGGAATCATGAAGATCGAGTCATGAAAGCTGTCAATTTTGACATCACCTCTGTGATAGCTGAAGGAGTAGATGCCGTGAGCCTCCCAGCCACCGCCTATCATGCAATAAGAGTTAGTCCTAGGTTAGTTTATGTAGTATACACCACTCACGGCTCAGGGGGTGCTCAGAAGACTTTAACCAAGTTGGCAGCAGCCCAACGTAAACATGAATCCATAGAGGCGGATATAGTATTGATGGGACACGTTCACGAGTCAGCTAGTTGCTGCTTCGAGAAGTTTGTACCTAATTTCCAAACAGGTATTGTAGAAAGACATGAAAAATGGTCAGTCCTAACAGGGTCTTATATGAGGTATCATAACAGTTATGCGGATGGGAAGTATGCCCCAGGAATGTTGGGGACTCAGTTGGTAACTCTGAATGCCCTGAAGCATCAAATAAAATGTGAAAGATTTGAGGTTTAAATGACAATTATTGCAGGTTACAGATCAAAGAATGGTAAGAAAGCGTGGTTGGCCAGTGACTCAATCGGGAGTGCTGAAACACATCTTGAAGACTATGGTAATAAAATCATTTCAAGAAAAAACTGGATATGTGGCCTAGCAGGTAGTTATCGAGCTTTTGACCTGATTAAGGAATCCCCTGAATTAAATATAGACCTCCATGGTATTTCGGGTATTAGAACCTTCAGAGACACCCTAAAACAGATAAGGATAGAGGATGGGTCTATAGGGCAGTCTTCAGACACCGAGACTATTGTCCATGATGTAAATTTGTTGGTGAGCTATGAAGGCTTATTATTCGTTTTAGAGACTGACTATCAAATCCATAAGATATCTAAAAATGGAATAATAACTGCTGGCTCAGGGTATGCTTATGCTTCAGGTGCATTGTTTGCTGGTCTTAGGAATGGTATTGTAGGTAGAGATTTAGTTAAATTAGGGGTTGAGGCTAGCAAAAAATACCATGCACTTTGTGGTGGTAGAACTTTTATTAGGTCTACAGAGAAATAAAAGGTACCACCTTCACTGTTATTTAGGGTATAAGATATAGTGAAGGAGGTTTTTATGTTACGGTTTTTGTTAATTACAATATTAATTGCTATGATTTTGCTCTTTTTTGTTGATCCCCTTTTTTAAACTAAAAAAACCCCCTGAATCATAACTTAATATGTTTTCAGGGGGTTTTTTATTTCAGGGTTACAAATCTAATTAGGTGGTAGTGTCACTCCACTGTTCAACGTAAACACTTTCATACGACATTGAACCGCTAGAATCGAATGCAGCAAAGGCAGCAACAGCAGGACCTGAAGCAGCAGCCGACTCAAATACCGCCTGAAATGCCGCTAGATCAAACGGGTCTTGGACCCCAATATCCCAGATTATCACGCCCCTGATGGCAGGACCAGACGAATCACTCGTATCAACATAATCAACAAACCCAGAAGTGTTTGCACCATCCGGTCCGACGGTAGCCAGCTCACCACCATTATAGGTGACCATAATTGCTTCAGCCCAAGCCTGGAAAGCATCTCCCCAAGCACCAGCACCAACATCTGGTGTAAGTACCGTGTTGTCTGGGACGTAAGTAGCAGTAATTTTAAATCCTAACATTTCAATTTCTCCTTAAAGTTAAATAACTTTTGGTTATAAGACCAGTATAAATATATTATACCCGCCTATTTGGTAGTTTATCAATCAGCTTGCCGCCTAAAACAAGTAAGGTTGCCAAGGCCGATAGTTCATGGTCAACTGGTACATAACCAAGGCTCATGGCACCAATCAGGGTTAGAACAACTGTTATGGGGGTCATGGAGCCTATTAGGGTTGCAACGCCCTGAACTCTATCAATGCTCATGATTCTCCTCCATTATTTCAACTAATCTTTTGATCACTCCGACATCTTCTTTGATTTGGCTGGACTGCTCTACTAGGGCAGTTAGTTGTTGGTCCATCTTATTTACTAGGCTTAAGTCAGCTTTGGCGGACAGGGCTGCTTTATCAGCTTTCCCATCAACTCGATCACCCAACTTAATCATCAGGGTTAAGTCAGCTTTCCCGTTGATTTGAGTTTGCTGGGCAGCTACTGCTTTATTAATAGGTTCGATGGATGTACCATAATATAGTGTCGCCCAGGCTATTAAGATAGTAAGGAACAACGCCCCAACTTTTGCTAAATTACTCCACGTTATCATATTCTTCAACTCCAGTTTCATAATATAGTGTCCCCTTAAAGGAAACTTGATTGGGTAGCAAAACACATGTATGTTCCTTTAATACCAAAAGTACCTACTTGATCCTGTATGTCAGGACCGTCATCAGCCACAAGACTAAATGTTAGTTTGCATAAGAGGGGGTCATTTTGCTGAGAATATTCTTCAATGATAGCATCTATTCTTCCTCGTTTATCTGTTAATTCAATATAAAATTCTACATCACCCGAACCATCAGGGTCACTTGTTAGTGGGTTTAGTTGGGCTGTCTTATTCAGTAATAGAACACCATCTATATTAAACAAAGATAGATTTAAATCTGAGAGATTGTCACTTATATTAGTCCGAACCTTAAGAAACATTGCATATCTTGAAGGCCAAAACTGAAAGAAATCAGAATCCCAATATTCAAGGTTTGCTTCCAAATTTAAGGTATCCCACGCACCGTACATAGGTGCTGGGTATTTCATTCTGTATGTAAGATCTTCAATTATTGCAGGTTCGTTCAGAAGTGCACCACTTATGAAAATACCTCTTGGGATGGTTTCAACCCATTTAAGGAATTTACCAGACCTTGACTTGATTCCATTGTTTTCCCAATAGGCTCCCGTGTGGTTATATGAAATATCCCCACCAGGTACTCCATCAAAAGGGTGTTGTCTGAGATATGCTTCATATAAATATTTCCAGTTTTTGTAGAATTGGTGGACAGATGAACCGTAAACCGGAGCACCCATATAGAAGTTATCATTTGGTAGGGCTTGAAAAGCATTGTAATCATCTTGTATAACTGGCATTTTAATTCCTTATTTTTAAATACTTGACTTATAAAACCTGTATGGTGTATAGAAGTAAGTAAGGTTTGGTTATTATAACATCACAAAGGAGAAGAAAGATGAAAAAATTATTATTTGTTTTAGTATTTATTTTACCACTGTACTCATGCGGCGGTGAAGATACTTACTATGGTGACCCCACTATGTTCCAGTGTGTCGATAAAGTGGGTATCTTCGAGTACTGCCACTGTGAGAACAATTCATATTACTGTAAAGCTAATTACTACTTTACTTGTAATCATAATGCAGACTATGTAAATGAGTTCCAAGATGTCACCTCTGGGAACTACTGGTACACTGAGTACATATGGACTTGTGTTGATACCCACAGCTTATACACTGCCGAGTTTTGGCAGGGTTGGTTTGGTCAAAACTATGGGATTTCTAGCCCACCTTTTTACCATAACTCTTTATATTCTGAAGATTATAGGTGTATGGATCTCATGATTAAGGTACACAATGCTTCAGGCCGAATCACAGCAGAACTCCAAGAATCTTTTGATTGTGTTACTTATTAAGGTTTGAATTCCACCCGGACTTGCGGGTGGAAACCTTTATTTTCATAATCTACAAGCCATAAGTAATTCTGGATCGGGATATATCGGTTGTTCTGGGACACGTTCTCTACTTCAATACGGAATTCATGGTCAGTTCCTTTGATAGCATCAGCAAGTTTATAGATAAGTTTACGATACCTTGGGTGATCTCGATTACCCTCTGCAATAACAGAGACACTATTAGTTGGTGGTTTACCATCCGCAACTAACCGCACATCAAATAACTGAGTCCCTAAGACTGAGGCTTCTGTCTGTACTTCTGAGGTGGTATTTCCCAAATTAGAATCAAAATACTCAATTGTACCTTTTAACATGACATACACATTTACGTAGTTTGCCCACTCAGGGACACTTAGGATGAAAGTATCAGGATCAGTTGCTCTGTTAGTGCAGTATAGGTGGGCTGCAACATTTGAAGTTAATTCTGAAGGGAGGGGGTTAAAGAGTCTCCACCACATATCTGTACCATCATCAGTGAATTCACGAGCAACTTGAAATAGGTAATCCTCACCAAAAAATGTCATAAACATAGGTTGCTGCTCAGTAAAATCAAGAAGAGGGTTTGCAGTTTCTATGTTATTTGTTTTAATTATTGTGGTAGTTGAGCCACCTGAGTATGCCGTTATGGATATTGGAGCACCAACTCCAGATGCCCCCGCTCTCATCTCTTTCATACATGCAAAATCTACAGTGTTTGTCAGGAAATTGTTCATGGGGTTTAGCATGATATTTTTAATCCCTGAAGATCCTAGGCCATCTAATACCATGTGAGGTTCAGTAGTGTGCCCTATGATGTGTGATTCATAAAAGGGTATAGTGTAACCAGGGTCATGATCGTGACCTGTACCAGGAGTCCCCTCGATGTCTGTACCTGTTGCTATTTCAGCTAAACCATTGATATTCTCAGCAAGGTCTTGAATGACATTACTATTTATAGTCTCATCCCCTTCAATACCAATAAAATCATTCTGAGAGTACTCGTGGTTTTCGGCATGTTTAATTGTCATTATTTATCCAATCTTCCATATGTCGAAATATTAGGACCAGAAGTTGTGTCACCATACCATTGACTGAAAGGTCTTAGACCAACACCAACACCAGGAGCTATAACTTTATAGGTTATATCTATAGCCAATAGTCTGTCGTAGTTGGTATCTTCTGCTGGGACATCAAAGGTAAAGTTAATTACCTGGCCTGCAAGAGGTGTGGGATTAAAAGGGAATGTGGCTGATTCATCAGAATCTATTTCAGTAAATGTACCAGTTTGTGGGTCTACTGTATAAAGGTAAGCCTTAGCTTGCCCCACATCACCAAGAACAGATGTATAACCAATCATAGGTGGTAAAATTATCTTTTCGATATCATTAGTACATCTAAAAATACATTTTGTTGTAAGAATATCATTAAAATTAAATGCAAGTGTTCCTGAAGGGCTTATAATCCCTTGTCTGATAACTTGGAATTTAGCATAATCTACATCATAGTCTGTAGCAACTGATATATTAAATTCATATAAAGGTGGGAAATAAAGCCCACAAGACCGTTCAATGTGTACCGACCTCCCATCCCTACCATGGTTATGCCCCTCCACTGTTTGTTCCTGTGTGGGGGCAATAGGCCCATCTGTGAGGAATTCATACAAGGTAGATAAGTGTGCCATCATGTCAAGAGCTATGTCAGTACTAAAAGGATAATCCTCAGCCATACGTTCATCTATGATACCATCCATGTATTCAGCATCTTCAAAGATAGCAAACTGATCCAACGAGGTTGAAGTGCCTGTCAGGGATGCAAGCCCACCACCTAATGCGGTTGACCCTAATGTGGTTGAACCTAATGTTGACATGTGATTTCCTTTTTAAAATATTCTACAGGTAAAATACTACCCTACCTATAGAATATATAGAAGGATTATTGTAAATTTCTTTTATAAAACCTCTAAGAATCCATCATCTGTAACAGGGCTCCATTTCAGATAACCCCTAAAAGTACCAGAAGACGGTGTATCCGTTGTGCTGTAAGTCATTCTGAGGTAGGTAGGTGTACCATCACCCTTCTGACCTACGATAACTTCAGTCTGAGGTTCTTTCCAAGCTGCATTCTCACTTATAAATCCGTTAGCACCTGACTGGTAATCTAGGATTTCATCTGAGGCAGCATTACGTGTTATCAATGATCCAGCAGGTGCATTACTTAGGTCTAAAGTGGTGACTTTGCTGATAGGTGTACTTGTAGACCCATCCCAAATATCCAGATAGAAGTCTGTGATGTTAGATGATAAAGCAACTAAAATCTGTATGTGTACCTTAGACAGCTTTACAGAACCATAAATCTGAGCCACGTTGTAAGACTTGGTTTCGTTCGAGGCATCAATGGAAGCTAAACTTGTAGCCACATTATGGAACGTGAAGTTCGACCATTCATTTGCCAAGTCGATGTCTCTTGATTTACCATCACCAATACCAGAGTTACAGTCTTTAACAGTCCAACCTGAAACGCCAGAGGCTAAATGATAACCTCCAAGGCCACAACCTATGGTAAAGCATCTATCTAAGACACCAAAAGTACTGGCATTGTTGACGTAGATGCCATATGATGCATTATCACCTGCAACTCCACATTCTTTAGCTGTGATCTTAGTACCTTTTATGTCAATACCCCTACCACCAGCTTTAATACCTGCAACCTTACAGTTGAATAAGTCAAGGACTGCACCAGCTGCTAGAATACCTGTAGAGCTTGCATCACCTAAAACGATAGTATCACCTAAATAGCAACCAGTGCCTGTAATATTAACACCGATTTCATCTGCTGATGGCATCACTGTAACAGGACCACACAAACAGCAGTAGTCACCGCTGAGTAGAATACCAGTACCAGAGGCAGGGTTAATCACCGAACCTAGGTCACAATGGATGTCACAGCCATCAATGGCTAATTCCAGCCCTGATTCAGTGTAAGTTCCAGCAGCAAGTTTAATACAGTCACCTTCAGCCAACTGAGCAATAGCAGCACCTATAGTCTTAAAAGGTACATATGTACTTTTACCAGTGTTTTCATCATCACCAACCGATTGATTTACATAGTAGATATCACCAGTTGTTTGATCTATTCGGGCTACTTCTTTAGGTGTGTAACCACACCCGCCACTTTTACCGTAGTTTCCCATTGTTTACCCCTCATACCCATGTATACCATAGTAGAAGTCCACTGTTTTAGCTGATTCCCCAAGTGTCATGCACTGTGCCCAAATCTTGGCATCGAAATCTATACGGGGCATCTGAATTTCAATGGGGCCGCTATCAATCTGATTTGATTGAGCTTTTATGACTACTTCGGTTAAAAATACTCGTGCTGCGGATTCACCCTGATAGAACCTAACAAAGGTTACGGCAGTTGTACTGACATCATCAACCATCATTCTATGAGCATCACCTTTCACGAACCCTTGGGTTGTAGTGTCCTCGGAACCATGGATAAGAACAAAGTTACCATAATCACTAGTGCCACCTAGGAGCTGAAAAGCCACCACGCCAGGACCTATTCTATCAGCAACATGTACCTCAAGATCAGGGGTTACAGCTGCTCCAAACCAATACTCAGAGCTATGATTATGTCTGTCATTCTCAGCTATCCCATAACTGAGAGAATTAGGTACACCTAAAAGGCCATTACCTGGGGCTAAATCCATCTTATTGGTTTCAGTCTTGATAGATTGTATCTTATCAGTCTCTGTGAGGATAGACGGGATCTTATCTGTCTCTGTTTTGATATCAGGTAGAAGGTCTGTGTCTAGCTTAATATCAGGTATTTTGTCAGTTTCAGTGACAATAGAATCTATCTTGTCTGTGTCCTCAATAATAGAGGGGATCTTATCTGTCTCGGTCTTGATGGCAGGTAGGAGATCCGTATCTGTCTCTATGTCATCAAGTTGCTGTTGGTTTATACCACAGCCACCACTTTTACCATAGTTTGCCATTATCTTTTTACCCCCATGCTTAAGGTTACATCAATAACGCCAACTACATCTGAGATGGTGGCCTTGATGAAGTTAGAACCTTTGACATCATCAATATCAACCCCAGAAACCTCATCCTCATCGGCTGGTTGCGTCCCTGATGCTAGTTCAAGCACTAAGCCTGTAGTTACCCCCACCATAGGCAGCAATGACCATACAACACCATCTAGGGAACGGTAGAAGGATATTTTGCAAGTTCCTACACCCGTCTTCACGAAGTCCAAGTAGATCTTAGTGTACTCACTGATGTTGTAGGTTTTTGATCCAGCAGTGGTCTGGTTCTTAAATAAGTCGATTTTAGTTTCCATTTTAAATCCTCCTTGTAGGTATTACTTTATTAGGTTACTAACATGATAACATTCACGTCAGTCATATCTTTTGTTGCTGCAGTTCCATCTAACCCTTTAATAGTACCTTTGACAGTACAGTAAAGGCTATTAGTACCATCTACTACATAACCATCAACACCAACACCTGTAAAGGTTGTATTGTCTACTCTGATGTCATACTCAGCCCATCGAGCATAGTTCATACTGATAATCATTGCCAAAGTTGTGTGGTCTACATAGGCACTTGAGCATCTAATTTTAAGAGTCCCACCTTGAACAGGCACATCAAAAAGAACCCCGTTTGAAACCCCATCGGCTTCTGTTACACCATCACCAATATAATCAATCCTCCCGAAGTCTTTACCTGCAGCATATGAATAATCAATACCCACAGAACGACTAACCAGGACGAAATCTTTTGCTTCAACATCAGTTGCAAAGGCAATTGTGAATCTGTCCCCAAAGTTGATAATATTCAACGTACCACTTAGAGTCAGGTGGTTACAACCATTTTTTGTTATAGCCACCCTATCTGGGCTTGTGATACCTGTACCAAAGTTTATCGGGAGTGTTACAGTTTTACTTGCAAAACTTGCTGATATTGGAATATAAGTGGTTCCAAGGTAAGTGGCAACATGAGCTGTTGGGTCTGCTTCAACTAAGTCCAGATTAAAATCACTTAAATAGGTCACAACACCAGAAGCACCAAGGGTGACAGAATTTGAAGTTATTATGTAGTCGTAGGTTACAACCTTGATAGTATAAGTCCCATCACCATCAATAACAGGGCCACCATCTTTATCGTCGAAAACATACTCAGTATTAGAATAAAGCAACCAATCCTGAGATAAGGTGTAAGAACCTGTTTGGATAAAGATCTTTTCACCCTCTATGGTGTCTGTTAAGTCGATAAGATCATCCAGCTGGGTACTGTTAGTGATTACACGGTCATAGACATTAAATAGATCATCAACAGTTGCAGCCATCTGTTCTACGTTTGTATCCCCTGTTAAATTACCTGTATAACCCCCAGCAAGAGAAGTTCCTATTGCTGTTTTAGCAACTACTATCTCTCCAGCATTGGTAGAAACTGAACTCTCCAACGTGGTTAATTGATTTAGCAGGTTGTCTATCCATTTGTAGTTGACACCATAGACGACTACATAACCTGTATTAACCCCATTACCAGATGAAGCTCCTCTAGTGCAGCCTGTAAGTGAGTTACCCACCTTAAGCCATCCTGTGTACCAATCAACTACACTTTGAGGTAAGTCTGGATTGATGACAGTGATATATAAACCAGTACCATCGACAGGGAACTCTGAAGCATCTATCATGTTTAAATCAACCGCCCCGGAACCACTTGAGAAACCATTTAATAGAACTGAGTTGATCCCATCAGCACCGATGTCATCGATATTTGAAATAGCCATTTAGAACTCCTTAAATATTAACGTAATAGTAACCTTCATCATCTGCTGTACCAAGAACACCATCATCATCAGCCAAGAAAGTAAGTTTCTTAATGAAAGCTGTTGATATCTGACCATCCCATGCAGGTGACTTCAAGTAATCCCCTAATGCGGGTACAATAACTGTTGGTGCTGATACAAAGGTGATAACCGTCTCACCAGCAGTCCAACCAACCTGTACAGCGGCTACCTCTAAAGTTTCATAAGCAACTGCTGATACTGTTCTATGTTCAATCATCAACTTGTCACCAACCTCCAATATTTCATTAGGGGCAGCACCAGTTGCATCTGGGTCTATATAAACAAAGTTTTTACGGTGTAATATAGTGTCTGTACCACTCGAAACTGTTATTGTCTTAGCTACAGCATTATAATCTGTAACAATAAGACCTAAGTTGAACCCACCATACCTGTTTTCATTTTTAGGTACTATTACAAGCTCAACTTCATCTGAAATTAAAGACCTTTTGATTGATATAACATCATGAAGTCTCTCAGTGATGCCTCTTGTCCCATCACCTGAAGGCAATAAAGAATGGGTAAGCTCAACAATATCCCCTATATTTATGTCACTGTACTCAGATTTAGGTACCATGAGAGTAACAGAGTACAAGAAACGATCATATCTTCTAGCCTGAGACACTGCAAAATTAAAAGCCCAAGTATCGTAACTACCACCAGATAGATAAGGTGAGTATCTGCCATGATAGTCGTGTGCCTTAAGAGCAGTTTGGTGATCTTCAGAACGGAACACATCGGTTATTTCACCGTTAAAGTTCACGATTAATTTAGATTTGTTTTCGTCCTTAGCCGGATGCCCATCAAACTCTATAATAGAACGCTTGATTCGGGCTTTCTCATCCCACTTGATTGTGGGTTTATCTGTGACGCTTGTATCGGCCTCTAGGATGGTGTAATCAGCCTCTTGATGTACCATTAGGTCTTTCAGCCTGCCGATGCTTAAACGTCCATTATTGTCTGTATAAAGGAATCTATTCATACCTTTTAGAATATTGTCAATCAATTCTCTATAAGATTTTTTTGCATCTGATACTGAAAGGAATGAACTCCCGTATTTAAAGGGGTTAATTCTTTGGTCTTCGTTGAAAGACTCGACATTGATTGTATCTCCACCTAAGTTCAGAGAGTAGTTAGGTATTTGAGTATGGTTACCCACAATTCGATTGTACTCACCTAAAATAGCTAAAACAAACTGATAAGGGTTATCTAATTGCTCAACCCCATCTTTTGATGTCAGAACCTGTTCAAATGTGGTACCACCATCATACTGACCTAGAGTTGTACCCCACATAGCTCTGCCAAGTGCTACACCAGTATCACTTTCACCACCTTCGACAGTGAAAATATCTATACCTAAAACTGTGACAACA